CTTCTGATTCTGCAAATGAAGTGAATATACCCAGCATGAGTGACATAGTTGGAGTGACTTTACCTTCACGGTCTATAAGTTCCATGAATGAAGGCTTAAGTATAATCAACCTTATGCGATGCTCCATAAGGAAGTTACGAATGTCATATATCACATCCCCACGACGTGCAAGTCGTGTAAGTTCCCAACAAAGCATACAGTCCACATCATTGTCTGAGAGAATGGTCTCTTTTAGTTTCTGTATGCCTTGTCGTGTCATAGAGTCAAGTTTTGTTGCTGACTCTTGATATTCAATGACAATCTGACGGTTAACAGGATAGCCAAGACGTTTAGCCTCATCTATCAATACACGTGTTTGTTGCTCTACATCCTGCTCTGTTGTAGAAGTGCGAGAGAATAATACAATTTTTTTGCTCATTTTACGTTATGTTTATAGATTCACGGTGCAAATATAAACAAAATAAATGAGCTATAAAACAGCAAATACTATAAATGTACAAAATTTAATGAAAAAATGTTATTTATAGTGGTTGCATGCATCAATCACATAGCTCTTCAATATCAAACATATTATCACAAAACACGTCAATCATATATATGTCATTTTCACTTGAATGAGACAAATTATATTCCGCGTTGTCATATATTATCTTTCCAGCAAGTATGAAATCAGGCATCTCAAGGCATTCATTTGATTTAATAAGCTTTAGCTTGTTGGGATCAAACTCACCTGTCACTTCAATCTCATATTCAACGTCATAGTCATCATATATGCCAGAACGCGCCTCAACAGGTAATGGTTCATCATCATTGAAAAGCTTATGGAAGAAGTCATTTGTCACACTATATTGTACATCTTCCTCATCTATGCATATCTCATCATTGTCATCATACACGTTGATAGAATTGATTTTAGAAAATCCAAACACTTCGAGATAGCATCCATAAATACCAAGCGTCTTGTAGTTTGGATTTTTCTTGCTGCTGTAGCAAACACGCAATACATCACAATTGATTTCAACCGTTACTTTACGCGGAACTTCCGTGTCTTTAGATATAAGTATCATTTTCTGTTTGTTTTTGTAGTCGAACGTTAATCATCAGCTAGTCATGTGAATAGGCATTATAAGTGATGATTTCATCTGCTTCATTCAACGCATCATCATCATCCCATATGTCACCGCTGCTTTCAACAACTTTGTAGCTTTCCCTTACAAGATATTGTTCATCATCTTCAGTCCAGTCGTAGTCGTTAGCAAGTTCTTTGGCTTGTTCCAATGTCTCTGCTTCAACTGTTGTAAAGTAAACTTTCTCGTAACTTTTTATAAACCTAAATGTTTTCATATTCTTATTATTTTAAATTTCACTTCATAAGTGAATAATGAAGTTGTTCACTTCATAAGTGAATGAAGTTGTTCACTTCATAAGTGAATAACGAAAAAAGGCCACATTTTATTATGTGGCCTCCCTAGAAAATAATAATAAAGTTTACAATGGAAGAAATACAATTAGTAAATCACTAATTAAATAATGTAACGACCCAGGGGTTCTCGATCCAGCTGGTGTCTATTTAAGATAGGCATTTCAGATTATTGTTTTCAATCTCTTCAATAGTTTTTAAGCTTTCTTCTATGTTTTTCACAGCTTTATTAAGACGATTAATGTCATCAATATTCTTAAATATTGTCTTATATGTATTTGGTGCAAATTGTATGTTATAGTTTTGCTTAATAAAGTCTATGTGAGCTCGACGGTTCTTTATTATCTCATTTGTATATTCTTTTATGCATTCTAATAATATTGTCATATGTGAAAAAACATGCAAGTAGCAAACTACTTGCATGTATGTATATATTTATTAACCAGTAATTATCCAATGACGTCCAGTATAAACTAAACTATAAGTGCAAATTCCTGTGACGCCATATTGTGTGTGCTCAGTCTTATTACTAACTAAGAACGGTGTGCTGTCGTATGTCTGGAACATTAATGTTATAGTTTTGTTATTTGACGCATAGCATTCATTGACAATTTCAACTTTGTAGCCCGGGTGTATAGTTGTCTTTCGTGGCATGCGGATGTAATAAGTTGTGTCAACTATTCTACCATGTCCTAAATTCATTATGTATAGTCCCACACCTGCTGTTAAGTCACATATTCCACTGCTGTCTGGCTCAACATCGATTGGTAAGTCGTAACCTAGTCCATCTCCATAGTCATAGTAGCGAACAACTTTCTTTGTATTGTCGAAGCCCGCCCATGATTGGGTGCCATATTCCCAACGACGTAGCCCATTGTTGTCGAGTCGTATTCCATCATCACCGTAGCGTAAGTCAATAGAGTCATTGTAGACGCGGAAAAGCTTATTGCCTGTCTTTGTAATAAGTATTCCATCCCTTCCTATTAAGTTATAGTCATTAACTGTAGTGATGAACGTAAATTCGACAGTCATATATTTTCCGCTCCCCCAGCCTGGATTTGCGTTACTTGAAGATATAGTTATAGCATAGTCACCAGATTGTGTTATAGCTAAGTTTGTAACATTCAATGCTGATAAGTCTGAAGATGATGTAGATGCTGTAGTTGTGCTCACAGCTGTGCCTCCAACGTATAATGTACGAGTGAACGAACCAGAGAAGTCTTGTATGAGATTTGTCTCATTCATCTTCGCGGAGATTTGATTTATTGTTATCACAGTGCCTTGAGATATGTAACCAAGTTGATATGTTGCTGAACGAGTAGTCCCAGCTTCTCCACGCGGTGAACGCATATTGCATAACAATGATGCATTGACATTGCTTCCCATATCAGAGATACTCTTAGAGATTAGCTGTGTTGCGATTGAACCATTTGAGTTGAGTATTGTGATGCCTGAGTCATCGTCATAGACGTTAAGTGAACCATTTATATTTGTATTATCTGCGTTAAGTGTTATAGTGCCATTAGTAATGTCGATGCCAGTTTGTTGAAGTCCTTCACTTAACGTATTAACAGTTAATGAGATGGAGTCTGCTCGTTGGTCAATTTCACTGAACTTAAGATAAGAGTAAGAGTTTAAGTTGTTTACATTAAGTGCCAAGGCGCTCACAGTAGATGTAATGTTTTGTGTCGTCTGTGTCAATGATGTGTAGTAGCTGTAGCTTGTATCTGAGACTGCCTGTATAGAACGAGTAAGTCCGTCCTCAACTTCGAACAACGCTGTTGGACGATTTATCACATTAACCATTCTTGTATCAACAACGGTGTTGTTTGTGTCAATTAATTCAAGACGTATTCTAACAGGCTTTGATGATTGTGAGTACCAGTCTTGAACAGTGCCTGTCTTAAGCCAGTAGCCAGGTGTTGCGTCAGTCCACACAGCGTAGCCTTGCTCTATAGTTGTGCCTGTTTGTGATATAACTGTGTATCGTAATGTAAAGCCTTGATTGTTATTCTCATATGTAGTTGTTGTACCAACTGTGTGACGCAACTGATAGCGACAGCTGTATTCAAAGTCACCATTAGCATCAACCTCTGCTGTCTCATTCACAACGCCTAATTCATAGAAGTCTGCATCTGTGCCTTCAATTGATGTTATCACAGGAACATTTATTGTACCGTCTATGTCGTAGTTGCTGCCTCCAGCCGATATGTTGCCTGATATAGTAATATTGCTGTTTGTCACATAATAATCTTGTCCTGCGAACGCAAAGGTCAAGTCATATGTGTTTGTCATTGGGCTCCATGTGATGTTGCTTATGTATATTCCAGATTGCGCTGGCGCTGGTGTGCCTTGAAGTATGTCAATAGTTTCTCCAAACAATTCTATTTCAAGTGAATTGAAGTCTGATACACTTGTTATCATATTCCCATTATATGTTGCACCTATACGTATCATGCTGGGGAAGTTATTCAAATTGTATATTAATTCATTTTCGTCTGCTTGAAGAACTATTGTGTCAAAGTTGTTGTTATTTCCATCCTGTATTACGATGTTTGCTTCACGTTGTCCAGCGATGCTTAAAATATAGTCATCTAAGTTTTGAGTATTTCCTCCAGCTTGAACTTTGAACGAACCTATTATCTCACCACCATTTGCATCGAACTTAGTAAGTCGTTGTGCTTGTCCTAATGTGAAGTCGTTTATGTTGTTGTAATGTGCCCAAAGTGGTGCACGAAGCTGTGTATCAAGCCAGTTGTTGTAGCAAGACATGTAGATTGCTGAACGACGTGCTTGAACGCTGCTCATTTGTCTTGTATCACGTGCATTATGTCCAAGCATTGCAACGTCATTTCCTATTTGGGCTTTAAGATATGCTAAGTTTGTCAAGTCCTTGCTGCTCTGATGTCCGATGCTTGGAACGAGTGCAATGTAGTGGCATTCAGCCGTCTCTTTCAATTCCCCATTCTCATATATGTCATGTTGTACAGGTGCTCCAGCATATGAGTATGTGAACGCTGCATTCATTCCGTCATTGTTTGTTGCGCCAACCATGTACCACCAGAAGTTGTTGCTCACGTCGTAGTTTGTACCTTGCTTTGCTTCATTGAAGTTTGCACATATAGCTTGGTCATAGTTTTCCCACATGTTGTAGATTGTCCTGTCTCCATCAGTCGATTTGAACCAAAGAACTGGAACCTGTTCCTGTACTGGTGCATATGAGTAAGAGTATTGTTTAACATAGAAGTTTTCAATTGTAGCGTCGTCAACCTTGAAGCCGTCTGCTGGTGATAAGAGAACACTGCCTCCTGCGGCTTTTATCTTATCAATTATCAATTCAAAGAAGTGCGCTGAACCAAGAACTTCTAAGTCCTGAGTTGTGATAAGTCCTGAGTTTGTAATGTTATTAGAGATGATGTCTTCAAAATTAGACGTACCCTCTGCTGTAAGTCCGTTATGGAAGATAGCATCCCCATTAACCTCTAAGTCACCTGTATTCATATATTGGGCTGATAGTGTAGTAAAGCTTCCTGTGTTGCCAACTATAGTATTAGCATTCAAGTAAGATGTTGTGATATTATTGTTGTTTGTAATGTTGTTTGATATTATCTCATCAGCATTAAGCAAAGCTGTATTCACAACTGCTGGGCTTATTGTTTGCCCATCTACAGATGCATTCTTTCCGCCTCCTATCACAGTCACAGCTCCAGATGTAGTTGCTTTTCTGTTGTTTTCTTTTGCTTTTAGAAGAGTAAGAACCTTCATATGTATAGTATATATATATTTGATTATAAATAAGTTAATATTCCTTCATGCGTATTGTTGTGCGCATAAATTTAAGATTTGTCTCCATAGATAGTGGATAGAACGTCTTGTTTTGGAAGAAGCTCATTTGATAGCGTTTGAAGTACATTGCCTCAGAACTGTATTTCAACGTAGTCTCAACTGTGAGTTTAGGCAAGTGATATTCATTAAAATATTGTGTACAATATAGTTTTTCTGGCTTTGTCACAACGCCATTGTCATCAGTATAAGTTATCATTGTTGTGATTTGTGTTATTGGCTCATCATTATAGCCAAGAACGAAGTTGAGTGCATTCTGAGATGTGATGCCAAAGTTGTTTGCTTCCTGTTGTGTAAGTCCACTCATAAACTTAAATTCTATGTCATCTTTTGTCTCAACGTATTTGTTTTCTTCATCGCTCATGTATATGATGTCATTTTCTTGAAGTGGGTCATTACCTCCATTGTCACTGTACAATGTGCATTTCAATTCTCCAACGTATATATTCTCAATTAGATGTTTCATATTACCAAGTGTGTCCCATCCTTGTCCTGTAGTTTCAAGTGCTGGGTCATAGAAGATGTTATGACAATTAGTCCAGTCTTTGGCACGACGGAACCAAGTACGATGACGATGGTAGTTGTCATCCCAACCTGTAGACATTGGAGATATTATCTTAAATTCAACGTTTCCAGATATAGCGTCAGAACGTGATATTTCTATTAACTGTCCCTTTGTAGCATCAATGTTTGCAAGAACTGATATGTCGCTACCTATGTCATATTTCTGTCCAACTATATAGTCTCCAAGTTTTGGGTCGAATCCTATTGTGAATGTTGCTGTGCTGTCAGTTGTCCATTCATATTGATTGCTTGGGTAAGAGTAAGTTATTCCATCAACTGTCTTTTCAACTGTTGTCTCATTAAGATATTTGTCTCCTATACGAAGTGAACAAAGTAGAACGCCAACTTTCTCTATAGTGTCTCCAACACGATAGTCTTTGTATTCATAACGTTTGATGCCGTCGTCTTCAATGAACGGGTCAATGTTGTCAAGATATGGATTAGCGGATGGTGGCTCTGTGAACGTTGTCTGATTATAGTAGTCGCCTAAGTTTGTAACGGCCGTCTGCTGGTCATAGAAAAGTTTAGCGTAGTAGCCTTCGTCTTTTCCACCGTATTTGAACTGCGATGTATTAGCATAGTAGTCGACGCTGCCTGATTTTGTCTTTATTCTCTGATAGTCATATATTCCAACAATGAACGGAGATAGTGCAATTTTACCAGAGAAGACAAGATAGTAATGTATGTCATCATCAGTTGGGATCATGCTCGCTGCTGTCGTAGTAGTATAAGTACATATAGCCTGTCCTGATGCAACCATGTCATCCTCAACCTGTGGTGAGAAGATGTTGTTTGTTGATATTACAAGCCAGTTTGAATTGTTTTCTTTTTTCTGTGGTGTGCTGCTGTCATTAGCTGTTATCTTTCCTGTACTCCAAAAGTTAAGCAACGTTGCTCCAATACAATTTCCCTTTCTCATCAAGCACATTGGTGCAACATCCGATGTTGTCCACCTTGTGAACGCATTATAGTAGTAGCTCCCAACAGGGTAAGCTGGGTCATAAACTGGAGTACCAGTCATATAGTTTTGATTATATTGTGAACCACCCTGTGGTGGGTCATATGTCACATAGCCTTTGTACCAAGCTGCTTTTGGTAGCGTCCATTGATTTTCAGATGAACCAATTTCCTCATATGTATTATATAATGCTCCGTTGTTGTCACTGCATATATTTTCTGAATGTTCAATTGGTGTCCAGCCTGTAGTTGTAGCGATAGTATTAGCAAGAACTTGATATGTCTTCATCGTCCAAAGCGGATTATTAAGATATCGCATGTACCAGTGACGGAAGAAGCCGTCAGATGCATCCCATTTTGGTGGCTCATCTCCAACTATTAAGTGTCGTAGACGATTGAAGCCCTTTTTTCCCTTGGGTGCAAAGAATTCAGTCATGTAGCGAGTGGACTGCAGATATGGAGATGTCAAGTCTTCAGTGTCAAGTGGATTGTCAATGATAGTCTCTATTGTCTCAGGTGATGTTGATACAACTATTTTATTATAGACGTCTCCCATAGTAATGTTTGTGTCTGTGCTAGCATATGAGTTGACGCCTAATTGTACAACGGGCATATATATTCCAGACACAGAACTTCCTGTACGTATATTATAAGTGAAACGTTGTGTTGTTGTGCCATTATTTGCACTGCGCCATGTATAATCCCAGTCAAAAATATAGAATGCATAAGCTTTACTAGAGTCACGCATATCATACATCTGAACGATGTGCAAATTCAAGTAGCGCATCATTTCTTCTAATATTGCTTTCTTAGTCCAGATGTCTGATTGTGTTTCTCCAAGCCATGTATTGTCACTGATTTTTAAATAGTTGAAGATATAGTAAGATAAGTTTGAAACTGAAGAGTTAGCTCTGCGGCTTCCATCAAAGTATATGTTTGCTGTAGAACCAAGTATTTGCTGGAGTAACCATTTGAACGTATGTATGTCCGCAGCAGATTTTAATGTATTATAGTCTGTGTTGTCCGCAAGTGTTTGATATTCAATTACTTGTAAGCGGTCAATACAATTTATTGATATGTTTTCCCATGTATTAGCAAAGCCTTGATTATAAGTATTATGCTCAATGTAACCGTCAAAGATTACCTGATTGTCATATGATATTTGAACAGGTATGTCTGTATTGTTGTCTGCAAAGAGATAGTCGCCCAACCATATGTCTGTCACAAGATTGATTGTTGCTCTATGTGTAAGTATATGGTTGAAAGTATCATCACAGTCGAGTGTTATATTAACTGGGTCTGCATCAAAGTATATGTGTGTGTTATTGTCGTTACCAATTATTATATTCTGCTCTTCTGAGTCACATGTTATAGTAACATCTATTCTATGCTCATTGTCATTTGTTAAAAAGTAGCCGCTTATAGTCATAGTGTCTTATGTGTTGTTTTTAATTCATTTTTTATAGCAAGAACTAAGTCTGAACCACGAACCTTGATTGAAGATATAGTGACGTTGTTTTGTGGAGTTGTGCTTGAGTCGACGAGTTTTTCAAAGTTTTCATTTTGTCTTGCTGTCAATATTCTTTCTCCTGAATTAACATTGGCAATAAGCCTGTCACCTGTGTATGATGTGCCTGGTACAACACCACCATCTGCATAGCTTCCTGCTGATAGTTGCTTTATTTGTGCAACCATTGCTGCAACTTGGCCCAATCCTGCGAGTGAGAACGCGATCCATGCCCATGGGCCCATTGTTGCGGCCTGTGCTGTTGCTGTAGCATAACCTTGAAGTATAGTCGCGATAGTATTCGCAATTATCTCGCCAGCACGTAATGTATTATCATCTAATGCATCGCCCACAGAACCAAGTGCTGAACCAAGTGATTGTGTAACCGTAGCTCCAGTATTAAGTGCTTTAACTAAGTTTTCAGTTGCCTTTTGCTTCTCACCTAATTTTGCACTCTCTTCTGCTGCTTTTCGTATAGATTCACTCAATTCATTGTAAGATGATGTCAATTCGTCTATTCCACGTTGTGCTTCTGCGATTTCAGTGTCGCTAGCATCTTTCTTATTCATCATCTCAGTAAGCTTTTGTCTTGCTTCTTTTATCTTATTATATTGCTCAAGTGCTTTTTCTGCTTCTTCTTTCTTTATCTCAGGTAAGAACTGAAAGTCAAACTTAGTTTCGTCACCTTTCATTGCGTCTTCAACTATTTGATTTACTGCTGCCTTTATCTCTGCTCGTTTCTCTTCAGATATTCTTGGCTCAGGTGTTATTTCTAATTTATGATTTTCTAATTCTTCCTGTGCAGCGTAATAAGCTTCTAATGCTGCTTGTCGTGCATCTTCATCTTTTGCTTCAACTGCAAGTTGATAAGCTAATTTAGCTTTGTCAAATTTTTCTTGTAGTTGTTGTAGCATTGTAGTTGCTTTTTCTGGGTCTTTGAAGCCCCATTCTAATTCAAGCTTTGCTTTCTTTTCGGTCAATTCAGCGATTTTTTGTTTGAACTTCTCTGGGTCATTCTTAAATTCATCAGGTAGAAGTCCGTCCTTTGCTTGTTGTTGTAGTTTAGATATTTCATTAGATATACCCGTGATAGAGTCTTTTGCTGCTTTTGCATCTTTATCTGTTTTGTCACTTGAACCAGATGTGATATTTCCAACTGCGGTGTTTAGCTCAGCTGATTTCTTTATCATTGCATCACCTTGTGCATTAAGTGCATCGCGTTGATTCTCTAAGTCCTTTGTGCCTTGCTCATAACGTTTGTTTATCTCAGCAATTCTATCTGATGCTTTAGATAGATATGTATTCATCATTACAGCACCAGAAGCTGATGTGCCAACAGCTTGTGAGACGTTGTAGTCTCCTTTCTTCAATTCCTCAGCAATTTCTTGTGCTTTCTGAGATTCGCGGCTTTCTATTTCTATTGTCTTAAGTATAGCTTGTTGATAGAGTGCTTGGGCTTGTGCCGCATATGCTGCTGCCCTAGCACGATTTGTCATTGCTGCGATTAAGTCATCAGAGTATTTATTCAATAATTCCTCTGCTGTAGCAGTCTTGCCTAATATTTTGCGATATTCATCAAACTGTTTAGCATTATTCTTAATGAACTGATTTTTCTCATGCTCTGAACGCAATTCTTTCCATTGTGCCTGAAGAGTCTTATATTTAGTAATGCTCTCAGTCAATGTAGATGATAGTGTATTCTTATAAGCATCGAACGCCTCTTGTTGTGATTTAGCAACTTCCTCTTCAGCTTTCTGTGCTTTAACTGCTTCATTATTATGTTTTACGAACGCGAACATTGCTGCTCCAACTGCTATTATAGCTGTAGCAAGTAGAACATATGGATTTGCTTTTGCTGCCACGTTGAATGCTTTTTGTGCAACAGTAGCTCCTTTAGTTGCTGTTGTCTCAGCTATTATAGCCTTTGTCATCAGTGATGATTGTACACGACGTATTCCAGTCATTAATGCTGATTGCTTCTGAAGTGCATTTCCTATAGATATTACTGCGTTGAAAGTAGTTTCTATTTTAGCAAGTGATTTGACAACCTGTGACATTTCATCTTCCTTTCCAGTAACAGTGCCTATAGTAGTAGCCATTGATGATAGCATATTCTTTGATACAGTGATGCCTTCTTTCATCATGTCCCAAGCTGCAGTGTCACTAGCCATCATTTTTATCTCCTTGTTGACGTCTTCGAACATGTCTTGCAATTCAGCTGCCTTTTTCTTTTCTTCATTCAAAAGATTAAGTAATGCTTTCCCCTCAGCTGATTTTTGACGCTCAGAACCAAGACGTTTGTAAGCAAGTGACAAATTCATTACGTTGCGTCTTGCTTCACCTAATTCTTTCTTTAGCTTTCCATTCTCTTTTACAACGTCATCTATAGAAGTTGTGAACGAAGCATTCGCCTTCTTGGCTGAGTCGACGCCCTCAACATAGCCAGAAGTATTCGCTGATATTTCGTAGACGTATTTGTTTGCCATTTAATTATTTATTGGTTTTTTAAATAATATAATAATGTATAAGATATGTATTTAAAATAAAATTCATAGCCACATGTAGTTGGCTATGAATTAGTTATATGATATTGCTCTTTTATATGTTTCTTGATTGCTTCATATTTGTCAATTTCTTCTTGTGACAATTCAGGTGTATTATAACTATTGCGGTCTGTATAAAGTGGAAGTAGTCGCTCAGGTGTTATCTTATCATTCTTAAGATGTGGCTTAAGTGACGCCCAAACGTTGTATCTCATTTGCTCATATGATATTTTGTTTGCCCATGGTATTAGCTGTATCAATTCAAAAATTTCATATGTTTCTATGTCATCCATAAAATATTGATAGTTAATTATCTTATTCTCAACTACCAATAGTTTAAGATATTCATGTGTGAGTAACTTTACTTTTTTTTAGTCGTCGAATCGTCTTCTTCTGGTGCTTTTATGTCATCCATGTGTCGTATAGCCTCTGCTTGTTTAGTTACTTCCTCTTCAAGCCATTTAGAGAACCGTGCAGTGAACATAAGTCCACCATTGTCATCTATAAATTCAAGAACATCATTTAATGCAATGTTTTCATTTATGTCAAGATGCTCTTTTATGTTTTTTCTTTGTATTGCAGCTTTGATAGCGGCATATATTAGTGTAGTTGAGTTTGTATAAGAGTCTTTAGTTGCGTCAAAAGTCTCATTTGTCACATTCTCATAAATGAACCACATTCTTTGTGTTGGTTGTAAGTTCAATTCTTCTCCGTTGTATATGATTTTCATGTATTAAAAATATATGTTTCTTTGTTTTAAAATAGTATAAATAAGGTCTCAAATTTAACGATTCTTTATCGCGCCACTTGAGACCTTTTATGTTGCTGTATAACTAATTGAGTATTAAATATTTATAACGGTCCAACCGCTTGGGATGCCATTTTTTTCTTCTGCCAACTTAATTTCTGTGATTCGCTTTTTTTCTTTTTTACTTCTGGTCTATTTTGAATTTCTTTTTGTATTATACTAATTTGTTGTTTTCTTTCTTCTGTATATTTGATGCCTTTTAGTTTTTTACCTAGTTTTTCTTTTGTATTTGGATTATTCATATTTTCTTTATATGTGACCCAACGTAAATTTGTAATTCTATTATCTAAAGTATTACCATTAATATGATCTATGCATGGTTTGTTTTCTGGGTTAGGTAAAAATAATTCTGCCACTATGCGATGTAAACAAATATTTATAATACGTTTATATGCACCAGAAATTGGAGGTTCATATAAAACAAAATCACGTTTTACACGTCCATAATTACTAACTTCCCAATAATGTCCATTTGTTCTATGACCATTCTTATAACATGTATCTTTATAAAATTTCCATACTTCTCTCATTTATAATATGTATGATATATTTATATATTAATATAGTATAAGAATGGTCAATTATTTAACATTGGTATTATGACATATTAATTCAAATGTTCACTACTGTCCAATTAGCTGGTATGCCTGAATCACCTGATGGATATGTTGTATTTGTGTCTTTGTAGAATGTACCGGATGCAGCGACGTTGTACATCCACTGATATAAACATTCTGTTGCTGATATGTTTTGTGCATAACAATGTACTTCATTTAATGCTAAACAATCAGAGAACATCCATTTGCAACTTCCAGTATTTAATGTTGTTGCGTGTATTTCAGGTGAACGCAATAATCTCCAACAATTATTGAACATCATGCCATAACAGTATGGAGCTAATGTAGTTGCTGGTAATATTTGAGGTCCTTCAACCATCAATGTTTGCGAACCAAACATGTTATAATAGCAATAATCAGTAAGTGTAGTTGCTGGTAATATTAAATTTTTAGCTGAAGTAATAGCAGCAATTGTGCCAAATAATGATTCGAATGTATATATTTCTGTTAACAATGTTTGATTTATAAAATTATCTCCATATAATAAGCTCATTATATTTCCACTAACTTCAATATTCGCTGATGAAGTTGAGTATGCAAAATAATTTTTTGCTCTTGTACCATTAACAATAGGATTGTATGTAGTATTAATTCCTTTGAACATAATCTTGTCACCTGGATTTAAATCGCCAATTATTGTGCCACGACCATTGTTATATGATGATGTAATTTGTGTCCATGTTGTTCCATTATCTAAACTATATGAGATTGTGCGTGTTGCTAAGTCTTCTCGTTCTGCCCTGAATGAAAAGTCAATTACAGCCCCAGCTGTTGGTAAAATATCAAAAGTCAAATAATCTAAACTATAGTCATGCTGTGGACTTTGTGGCCAAATGAGATGAGAACCGTAGTAAAGCTGGGCAACTTGTGTGCTGCCAAACTTTGCATCCTGTATTGTGCTTAAATCAAAACCGTTAAACATATTAAATCACGATGTATAATGTATTTGAATCATATGAAGCAGGTAATGCATTCACAACTTCGATTTTAACACCTGCTGTAGTAGATGTAACCATAGCGTCTTGGAGTTTTCTTGTGGGGCAATTGCTATAAAAATATGTTGAGTTGTCGATTTGGGCTGTGTCAGCATAGTATATGTCACCGTTTTGTCGAACTTCAAACGCATTGTGTCTGGCAAGTGCACTCTCTCCATTTCCAATACTTGATAGTGTATTTCCTGCATTTCCAAAACTATTGTTAGCTTTTGATGACGCGTTAAAATAACCTTCTGCATGCTCTCCTGTATTTTGTGCTGTTGTATAGTATCCTTCAGAGTGAGATCCATCTCCAGAAGCTGTAGTTGAACGTCCTTCAGCGTGAGCACACCAATTAGTTGCTGAACTTTGTCTTCCTTCGGCATGAGCTCCCCTCTGTGAAGCTGTAGTTGTATCTCCTTCTGCGTGGGCATATTTTCCTCCTGCGTTTGTTTGATAGCCTTCTGCGTGAGCATTATCTCCTTGTGCGGAAATGTTTGTTGATGTTGTGCCTTCTCCCTCTATAACTGCTTGTGTTCCAATATATGGATCGTAATAAGTAGTAAGTGTATTAACAAGTCCTGTCTTATTATTATATGTATATTGTTGGAAGCCAGGGGTTTGTGTTGTGGGCTTGTTTATTAAGTCATTGTAGTCGCCTGTTGTTGCAACTGTTGCAAGTTGTGATTGAACGACGAAGCCTTTCCAAGTGCCCCAACTTCCATAAACTGATGTAACTTCCCAGTGATATGGTGCATGTGATGCTGATTTAAGAGTGAAATTAATTATATCGCCTTGTCCTGAAGTGACGTCAACTATATCAATTTGTAATTCAGCCTGTGTCATGCTTGCTGGTAAGTCTGTCAACTGAACCGTGCCAAGATATGATTTTCCTTCAGTTGCGGTAGCGTCAGCCTGTATGTCTGTTATTAAGTCACTAAGTGTATGTGTTATGTCCCAACCTGCAGGGATGGGCTCATATGTAATGACGTCATTTTGTGTAATGAAGTTTGTATCATTTTGGAAGCTTGATAATGCTGTGGGCTTGTTTTGTATATAAGCCGCTGATGAGGTGTCGGTCTCATTCCAATTCGACTGAACTTGTGTACCTCCACCACCTTGTATAGTAATATTACCTGAACCAAGAAGTGATTGGTTATTTATAGTCTTGATATTAGTGCCTGAAACAAGTGTCTCTTGATAGTTTTGTAAGTCACTTTGCGTTGCAAAGTTTGATAAGTCGGGCTTATTCTTAATATATGATTTAGCTGTAGTTGTTGTTGTATTCCAGTCTGATTGTACTTGCGCTGCAGGTATGGTTGGTGTGTTTGATAAGTCATTGTAGTCACCAGTTGTAGCGACTGTAGCAAGTTGTGTGTCGAGAACATAACTTTTCCATGTGCTTGGTTCTCCATAAGCTGATGTGTATTCCCAATGATATGGGGATGTGTTTTCTGATGTGAGTGTAAGAAGTATAACTTTTCCAAGTCCTTCAATTTCACTCATAATTTCAACTTGCATTTCAGCCTGTTGAAGTCCATCAGGTAAGTCAGTCAAATTAACTGTGCCAAAATATGATTTGCCTGATGTTGCTGTAGTATCATTGTTGATGTCATCTATTAAGTCAGCCAATGTGCTATTCAAATCCCAAGTTTCAGGGAAAGAACTATTTATCTCACCATCTGTGATGAAGCCCATATCATTTTGGAAGTCAGATAATGCTGTGGGCTTGTTTTGTATATAAGATGGTGCTACAGTGTCGGACTCATTCCAGTTGGCTTGTTGTTGTTCTGGAGTTTCGATTGTTATGTTGCCTTCACCAAGAATTGACTGGTTATTGATTGTCTTGATGTTCTCACCACTGACCAATGTCTCTTGGTAGTTTTGTAATTCTGTCTCTGTTGCATAGGACTCAAGTATTGTGTTAGTCTCTTCTTTTGTATAGTAGTCTGATAAGTCAACCTCACCAAAACCAACACGACCCGCTACATCAATATACTCAATCTCTACAGGTATGTTCTGACCTGATGTGTTAGGTATGATTAGAATACCTTCACGTGGTTGCACGTACCACCTCCAATGCAAGTCATCTTCATATGTGCCTTCTACACATATACCATATGATGTGTTATGTAGCATGCGATGGTCTACAAATGCTTTGATTACGTTGTTATACTCCGTTTGTGGTATAGTGAAGTCTAAATCTATACGTGTATTATGAACACTACAAACTAAGTAAACCTCGACGGACTTGCATTTAGTTAAGTCAAGATTCTCTACATCACCTTCATTCAAATGTGTAAGTATAATGTTGATATAGAAATCATTCCCTTGCGCAATTATTGGGCGTTGAAAATTGTTTGCCATAATGTTTGTGTTTCTCTGATATATTTGTATTTATGTTTAAAAATAATCATTTTATCATATATTGTTTAAAACAAAAGGGACAGATAGCTCTGTCCCTTAAATAGTTAATTACCAAATAGTTATGCACTAATGTATGTATAACTAAGTCCACCTTGTACTTGGAAAGTTGCTGTGAAAGTAGCATTGTCACCAGCTCCAGCTGTCACATTCAATGATGTGATAAGTGCATTTCCATATTCTTGGAAGCCAGCTTCTTCCCAATTATTTGCGGCTGGGTTAACACCAATAATATTTGTCTGATTAACAAGTGTACCATGTGCGCCAGTATTTTGGCTATAAGTGCTTTCACCAAATGAGACTTTACATGTAGCCATATTCTCAAAGACAGAGTTAAGTGTTTGATAGCCGTCTAATGAGTATAAGTTATCAGTTTGTATTTGGTAAGATTTATTTTGTGGTAATACTAATTCTGAGTCACCTGCATCTTTACATGTCACAGAAGTTGTGTTCAATGTCTTCTGGAGTGAGTGAGATGTAGCAAATGCGATAGGCTTGTCATCGACAAATACCATAAGGTGGCCACCTTTAATTATATCACCAGTAGTGTATGGATAAGTTGTTGCTGCCATAATTTTTTAATTATATCGATATATTTATAAATTATTTATTTTTTATATATTTTATTCAACTTGTGTTGTAAAAGTAAGTGTCTGAAGAAAAGCATCGTCTGTGAATTGCTCATTTGTAGAACCAAGTCGTATGTCGTTAATTCGTATTATATTAGGAAAATTTATTGTTTGTCTTTCAAGTATATTGCGAACTAAATTTGTGATTTGAAGCCCTTGGTCGTATTCTTCAGCATATATTCTAAAAGTTATCTGGACATTGTTGTCTTGTCCAAAAGTCTTTGTGTATATAGGTGTAATTGCGCTGCGCTCATAGATGATGAACGGGTAAGTTGTATCAGTCTTAGCGATAAGTGGAAATATTTTTCCTTCACCAAGTAATGTTGTCAAGTCTTCATTGTCGTTAAGAACCTGAACTATGTATTGTCCTGTTAATAAACTATTGTCCATTCTCTAATGCTTGTGTAATTTTATTATCTAGAACCTCCTGCATTATATTTATTGCTTCAGGTAATGTGCTTTCAACAGTAGGAACGAAAAAATTATAAGCTCCAAGTTGTCCTGTGGCTCTTGGTGTCTTTAGTTTCTTTCCTTTATATGTCTTTGCTTGACGTGCCTTTGTACCAGCTTCAAAGAACCTTGTAATGAATTGTCCTGAACCTTTTTTATTGGCACCAAGTATATGAACTTTAGTTGAGTTTGTCATTCTATCGAACTTTCCTTGTCGTACAGCATCAATTAATGTATCATTCCCTGTTATCTCATATTTTCCATTTATTGTTTGTTTACGTATAGGGCGTGTTGCATTTGGGACTTTTGAAGCTAAAGCTCCTTTAACTTTATCTTTAATTATATAAGCTCCAACATTTAGTGCTGTACTAGTAATGTCAGGTAATATTTGTGCCATTCTTTCAAAAGATATGTCTAATTCTCTTTCAAAT